GGTAATATTGCATCCTTTATTGGCGATGGAATTTGCTCTTTAATCCTTGACACAAAATCAGTCTAATGACAAACCAAGATTTGCTTGTTCTAAGCATTGTTTTAAAGCCATTTTTGGTATTTATTTTTTTACTGTTTTTGCTTTGTGTTCGCTATGCAGTAATCAAATATTTCCCTAATGGCTTTATTAAACGCTTATTGTTGATTCGCTTGTACCATCCCCGGCGTAGCCGCACCGATAGCAGTACCACCACGCCGTAAAGCGTTAACAATCTGTGCTGTTTGTGGGCTGATTTGACCCGCTTGCATCAATTGCGCCGCACGTTGAGGGTTAAGCATTGTTTCAGCCAATTCCTCTGTCAAACGCTGATTTGCGTCTTTGTAGGCAATCTGTCCAAATCTTTGGGCTACGTTGCCAACAACACCAGCAGGGCCAAAATTACGAATTGAGCTAGGAATACCAGCTTGATTCATCATGTTGCCGTATGCAAGATTCTGGACGGTATTAGAGCCAACGCCTCGACCTGCTGTATTAGCAAAATCAGAACGCAACAAATCAGCCTGAATAGCCTGAATTGTTTTCATTTGATCTGGACTCATAGAACCCGCCATTGTTGCGGTAGGTCTGCCAGTAACTGCTTGGGCTACTTTGTCGCTTGTAGCGCGGCTAAATGCTGCGGGAGTTATGTCCCCACGCATATTTGTCGCTTTCTTTTCCACTTCAGCCAAAATATCAGCTTGCGTCACAGGTTTGGACATATTCGCATAAGTAGTGCGAGCCTGTCCGTATTCTGGAAGTTGTTTTTCAAGTGCAGCCAAATAATCAGCTTTTGTGCCTTGAATTGCGCGGAGTTCATTACCAGAAATGCCCGTTGCAGGGGAAGCATTGGACATATCATCCAAAGCCATTTTCAAATAATGCGCTGCTTTACCAGACATTGAGCCTGCTTTTGCGGCTGTTTGCGTCAAAGGATTACCAGAAGCATCAACAAGCAAACCGGCTGAAGCTGGAAGCTCTTTGACAAAGTTCAAATCCTCGCCAGCTTCTTTAGCCAATGATTGCGCCCGTGTCATTGCGCTTTTCATTGATGGACGATTCATCAATGCTGACAGGTCTTCGGTCAGTTGCACAGTGCCTTTTTTGGCTGTGTCGTACAGGGCATTTGTAGCGGCCTCACGAGAGGCAACCGCAGATACTCGATCAGGCGACAACCCACGCAAAGCATTAACACGGGCTTCATTTTGAGCCAATTGCCGTGCAGAAAGTTGATTTGTTGCCGATGGTGTCGTGGCAATTGATGCGCGTTGCATTGCGGCAAGGCTTGGCACGTTGGCCGCTTCGCCTACCGTTGGCATAGAGCCGGGAACCAGTTCACCAGCCGATTGCAAATTTTTGATAGCTGTAGCGGATTCGCCACCCGCCGCCGTATTCAAAGCGCGGCCAAGAATTTGCTCTCGACCACCTTGGTAAAACGGTTCAACAAACGATTTTGCAGTTTTGGCCGCTGTAATTGCGCCGGGTACAACTCCACCAGCTACAGCACCAATGCCAATGTTTTTCAAGCGTTCAGCCGCATCAACGCCAGGCTGTAACGCACCAGTGCCAGCACCGATAGCAATACCGCCTCGCAACAAGTTTGCACCGGGAATAAGCATTGAAGGCGCGGCCATTGTCACGTTGCCAACCACATTACCCGCTTGACCTGCGCCAGTTTGCATCAATGGCGCATCGAGTTTCCTGCGCTCCTCAATTTGCTCGTTACTTACGCCACCAAGCGATTCAGGCAAATATTGACGCGCACCCATAGCAAGGTCTGACATTGCTTTGCCAGCACCCGCCAGAAACTTATAAGTTCCCGACATACCCGCCGTTGGGTCATACAGTTTTTTGTCTTGCTCAAGTTGCGCCGCTTCACGCTGCGCTCTGCCTTGCGCTTTAGTTTGGTTTGAAATTGCAGACAACCCCTGAAAAGAGACTTTAGACAAGTCCCCTGACTGAAGGGCCATCAAATCACTGTCTGACAGCTTAGACAAGTCCATTAACGGCCCCCTTGACGACGTTTAATTTCAGCCTCAACCGCTGCATTTAAGCCAGCATTGCCGCCACCACCACCGCCCATAGTCGGAGCATCAACTTGCATAAATTGAGCCACACCAGCCGCATTTGGGTCTTGGCGCAAACGCTGCAAGTTTTGGTTATGCGTGTTAATTCGGCTTGTTGCAGTTCGCTCCAATGCGCCAAGCAATGTATTCAACTCAGGCTTGGTGAGCTCATTGATTTGACCCGATTCAGCCTTACGCAAAATGCTACGCTCGGATTCTGTAATCTGGCCTTGGCCCTTCATCTGACCAGCGGCTGACAGTTCTTGACGCGCCAAACCTTGCATAACCATGCGGGTGTTTTCCAATTGCTCGGTAGCATCCTTGCCGTTAACACCCAAAACTTGACCGATTTGCGACAAAGTGACGCGCTGATTAGCACCAGGGCCAACAATCGCTTTTTCAAGACCTGTTCGCATTTGCTGGACGTTTTGCAAAGTACCAGCAGCTGATTGTGCGCCTGTCCATGCGTTTGTAATGCCCTCGCCCACACCTTTGCCAAGCTCTGTAAGCATTGGTTTGTTTGCGGTGTTTACGCTGATGTTAGAAGCACTTTTTTGTGCAATTTGTCCCTTGACATTAACCAAAGGAGCGTTAGGAACCATGACTCCATCTTTTGAAAGAACCAAGTCACTAAACGGATTGCCTGTCTTGTCCAGAGGTGCAACATTTGTAGGTTGATCGCCGTATTCAGTAACGGGAACCAACTTACCGCCAACGTCTTTATATTGAACTTTTTGGCGTCCCAAATCTTTGGATTCGGTAAAGTTTTTAACAGTCTCAAAAGGCACACCAGCCGCAAGCGCGTCTTGAGGTGTTTTAGCGTTTCGCAAAATGTCAATATATTGCTGTTGTTGTACCTTTGCCGCATCTTGTTGGGCCATTTCCATCATGCCCTTCATGCCCATTTGACGAAGTGCCGCATCTGGTGCGTTCATCAGCGAAGCATTAGCGCCTCGTGGGTCAGGGGCACGTGCCGCCTGTGCGCCAGTAGTAGCACCATAACCCTCCACACCTTGCATAGACGCTGCGTCTGCTTCGTCAAACGATGGCATTTGTGTGGGTGTAGTCGTAGAGGCTACAGCAGGTGCGCCCGTTGACTTATCACCGAAATTCCGAAGTGCATCAGCAATTGCTGTTTTCCGCTTGCCTTGCAGGTCTTTTAGCTCTTGCCCTGCTTGCTGTTCGCCTTGAATTGCACCGTACCCACGCAAACCAGCAGCCAATTGCTGCAATACGTTAGGCGCGACAAAACGCCGACCAATCATTTGGCCCTGTGGCGCTTCATAGCCTTGTGATTGATACCGCTTTAGACGGTTTTGAATTTGCTGCTGTTCGAGATCAAAATCTTGCATGATGTACCTTTAAGCGAAAAGACCTTTTGCGCCTTTGAGGATAGAACCCCCAGCGCCTGGCAAACCAGCCAAACCAAGTCCGACACCAGCAAGGCCGCTAATCAACCCACTTGTTGCAGCATTATCAGCATTTACAGCATCCACTTGAGCCGTATATTGCTGATTAGCAGCATTTAGCAGGTCAGGGCCAGAAGTGTTTGCTTGCTGTGCAAAACCCTGAAATGTAGGATTCTGAACCTGTGCGCCAGAGCGAAGGGCGTTAATCAAGTCAAGGGGCCTAGATTGTGCTGTGTATGCCTCATTCAAAGCCGCTGCACGGTTAGCTTGGTCAAGGTTAATCCCCTGTAGCGCGGCCTGAAGGCGCAGGTCTGTACCCTTTTGGCCTTGCAAACCCATTTCCCGACCGTAGGCTGTAGAACCCAAACCGATGCCCTGGTTGGCAAGCCGTGTTCTTAGGGCTTCATCTTCACGTTCAAGGTTTGGTTCAATCCGCGACAAAAGAGCTTCTTGCGCTGTTTTGCCAATGTCAATCCCGCGCTGTGGCAACAAACTTTCATCAATCTGCGGATTTTCAAAAGTCGCCCGAGCTTTGTCAAAGCCAATACCCGCTGTCTCTGCATACTTATCAGACAAAGCCATGTTTTTGTCTAGCGTTGCCTGAGCTTGCGGGGTCAGGTTCATGGTCTGAGTCCAACCAGCGCCAGTTTCTTTACCACTCGCATCGTATTGAGGCGTGTAGTTGTAGTTCAGCGAACCATATGGTGTGACCTGGTTAATGCGGTTAGCTTTGGTCGTGTATTCCGCCGCCTCACGATTACCGGCAGCAGTTTCTTTTGCTGCCGCTTGATAGTCTGGAGGTGGCGGAGCGTCAGACTTACCGGGATAAAGGCGAATACCGGCTTTGTAACCCTCAAATTTAGATCGAATCAGCATATTTACCCTTCAGATATTTACATTCATCTTTAAACAGACGAAACAACAAAATGTCAGAGTCAAGGGTAGCTTGTTCTAGCCTTGATTCTAATTGAAACCCCATGTGTTCGACAAGTTTTATGCTCTTGGCATTGTTCCCGGCAATTGGTACGGTTATCCGTCTAGCCTTTAATTGTTTGAAAGGGTAATCAAAGATAACTGCCAGAAATCTGCGATCAGCCCACTGTCCCTCACCAGCAATATGGCAGACCACGTTTGCGCCGTTGTAGTCCTCATAAAGAACCCCCGCGACTAGTTTTCCGTCTACCACTTTTCCAATTGCTTGGCCTCTACCATCGCACCATGAGCCGCCTGTTTTCTTGGAAACCCACGGGCCAACAGTAGAAGCGTCAAAAATCAGCATCAGTAATTCAACACGTTTCCGTGGTTATAGAAATAACTCACGTTCATAAACCGAACATCAGAACCGTTGTTCTGGATTTTCATCCTCAGTGCAGCCGTGTTAGCCACTGCCCCAACGGTATGCCATCCACCCGTGATAGGAACTAAGCCCCCGCCCCAAATCATTGAATCAGCGCCCCAAACCATCTGCCCCCAAATCATGCCTGTGGGAGTGTTGTAGTTAAACTGGCCTTCAGGTTCTAGCTGATTGAAGTCTGGGCAAAGACCGTATTTAATCGATGGCGCACCCGTGCTGAACAAGTACGGTTTGACCATTGTGAAATACTTGTTAGCCGCTTTGTCACCAAAGTACTGAAACGACAAAATAACGTCAGCAGCGATTGAGGCTGTACCGTCAGTGTGCCCAACCCATGCACGTTTGATCGAGTTACCGTCACCAAAATAAAGCCCTGAAAGCGAGTTAAGCCACGTTGTAGCGTTCCAGCCCGTAAACTTCGCCCATGAGCCTGTGATCGTGTTTTGAACGTATTGATAGTTAGCCCCGTTGCCTTGAGGCACGTTCAGGATCACCATGTTCAAATCTTCAAACAGACACAGTTGCCAGCCGAAGTTCTGGATGTAGGCATCAGCCGCCACACTCACAGAGTTTTGAATCTTGTCGGTAATCGCTACCTGAGCGTCCACCGTGACAGACTGCAAAGCCCGAGACAAAGGCATCACGCCCTCGACACAGTTAATCAGTAAGTCGCCAGCGTATTTAATCCCGCATCTACGCCCGAGGGGTACACCCAAAGCAAAAACACCGACCAAACGCCAGTCAGCCGCGCTCGATGGATCTGTGCCAGAGAAAACGGCAATCTCGCCTTTTGACGAAATGACTACAAGGTGATCGTCAGAGCCTTGTCCAGCGTCCAGAGTCCATGTGTAGATCGCATTGACGAAACCGCCTTTTTTGAACACCGCGCCCAAAGGGTAAGCCGCAGAGTTTCCACCAATAGACTGAACAGGCAAATAGTGAATCTCAGCCGAATTCTTCTCAACAAAGAACAGCCGATTCTTAAACAAGCAAACGTGAATCAAGTCACTTGGATTAGCGTGATTGATCGACATTGTTGACCACGTTGTCCCGTTATAGACCCTTGGAGCATCAGCACCGTTGACCATGACCAGAAACGAACCGCCAGGGGTCGTTATCATGGATTCTTGCCAACGAGCGTTAGACATTCCACTAACCACCGCAGCGCCAACCGCACCCGCTGTCGTTACGTCATAAATAGCAGTGCCAGAGGCCGCAAACAGCTTATTCCCGCCAGTCTGAGGGGCATACTCTACCAATGTCTCCACAGTCGAAGGAAGGCCCGTAACGTGGTTTTGTGAGCCTTTGCGGATTCCAACGTAGGAGGTGTATGGAAACCAGTTTTCCAAGACTACGGCTTCGTTGGGCTTTTGCTCAACAAAGCTGTTTTTGTCGTTTAAACCGCCTACAGGTGCAGGCATTGAGGTGTGTTTTGCGCCTCTCATGCTATTTCCTCAAGGCGTTAACAAGCCCCTTAGCACCCTTAACACCAAGGCCGCCCAACTGAACAACAGACAGAGGTGCCAAAGCCGCAGCAGCAGCGTGCCATTTGTCCACCGGGAGTTCACGGCTTATGCTATCGGCTGTTGCTGCAACAGACGGGAAGCCAATAATATTGCTAGCCAAATCACCCACCATATTGGGATCGTTTGGGTCACCACCTTGTAGAAAACTATGAGCTTTGTACGCAGCGTCTGCAATTTGTCCGCTAACACCGCGATCACCTTGGTTTGGAGCATGTTCAACCCTTCGCAATGCGGTGATAAGTTCTTCTTTACTTGGCATGTGTGACCTTTTATAATGGAGTCGCGAGGCTAGGGTAGCTCCCGAAAACTTGAAACCTGCACAAGCGGCCTCGCACTTTCAATGCAGCGAATTTTACCAGCAGGTATTTAATATGCAAGAAACATGGCTGCCAGTCCCTGGCTATGAAAACTCGTACGAAGTTTGTAATTTTGGCGAGGTGCGAAGTATTGACAGAGTTGTCATGCACGGTAAAGGCACTTTTCTTAGAAAAAGACAAGGCCAACCTCTTAAAAAATTGATAAACAAACAAAATAAATTTAGAGTGTCCATTTATAAAAATGGCATTAGAAATAAAGTGTTTGTCCATTATCTTGTCGCTTTAGCATTTCTTGGTCAACGAGAAAAAGGCCAAATGGTTTGCCACAATGATGGCAATGGGCAAAACAACCGCGCTGACAATCTGAGATATGACACGCATAAATCCAACATGGAAGATATGGTGAAACATGATAAAAGCGCGAGAGGAATTAAGAACGGTCACGCCGTAATAACAGAAGAGCAAGTCTTTCAAGTCCGAGAACTTAGAAAAAAAGGCTTGCTTTACAAAGAAATTTCCACTCATGCTGGCGTCCATTTTGAAACCGTGGCAAAAATATGCCAAGGGAAAAGATGGAATTGGCTTAGTTAGCCGGGAAATTGCCATCAAAAGCATTTTCCTCAGTCAACAACACGCTGCCAGCAATCGCGCCCAAAGACAATTTAGGTGCGCCTTTGTTGGTTGCTTTTTCCTGTTCAAGCAAGTAACGGAATTCACCTAGTGAGAAAGATGCGTCTAATCCCTTAGCGGTCATCCACTGCGACTTGAGTCCCGTGATTAAAAGCGAATTGCTAAATACAAAGGTGTCTGTATCAGCAGTGATTTCGGCTTTTGCAACCCCATCAACACCCTCAACCCATCCATTTGAAATGTATTCAAATGAAAGTGTTTGCCCATCCGGCGGGCTTGGGTTGATTGCCAATTGGTTGTTTAAAATTCTGAAACGCTGCCTTGGCCCTGCGCTAACAATGCCTGACTTATAGGTCTGCCATTCTTGCGAAGAACGTGGGCCAAGTAACGGCCAGCGCTGCGATCTATTCCATTCTGTAGAATTAATCTGCCTAGTCCAATCTACAGGCAAGTCATACAGGTTTTGAGCAAATTGAAACTCAAAAGTGCCTGACTTTTCGGCTTGCATATCAAGCGTGATCTCTGTCAAATTATTGACAGTCACCACTTGGGCAAAGGGTTGAATTCCCTCACCTAATACGGTAAATTGGTTTGTGATTGCTGTAGTCGTGGGC